AAACACCGAAGAGCTAGCAGAATTCCTGCATAGTTTCTATGACAAAGACTCAGGCACATTCCCCAAAGGCCCAGAAGGTGTATGCACTATGGTAGGCAAAAAGTTTGGCGAACAGGCAGAACAAGTTGCTCGTAAAATGGTAGAAAGAATGGCTCCACAACAACAAGATCCACAGATTGCAGAATTGGCTCGTATGAGAGAACTAGCAGGCTATTAACAAGTTTCGTCGCAGTTAGATCGGGCACTTAGGTGCCCTTTCTTTTTGGTTAAATTGTCTGTCAACTAATTCACTGGCTACAGCGTTGTATATATATGCAAGAAGAAAAACATCTTAACTGCTACAGTGATTTGAAATCGAATAAAAACGATCAGGAATCACAGCCATTGCCAATTTTGCCTACAACATACGATTGGAAGTATTCAAATTGTGATGAGAAGCGAACAGGGCCGTGTCAAAGAACAGATGTTGCCTCTTTGAGCATATTTCATTAACCATAAAGGAAATAAAATGAAAGCTATCGCAACTTTAATCGCAACAATGTTTGCCGCAACTGTATTTGCCGCTGAACCAGCCAAAGCTCCTGCAGCACCAGCAGCAGCACCAGCTAAAGTGGAAGTTAAGAAGGAAGAGAAAAAGCCTGCAAAAAGTGACGGTGCAAAGAAGGACGCACCTAAAACAGACGCAAAGCCTGCTGTTCCAGCAAAGTAAATTTGATTTAGAAGACAGTGACCTCATAATAGACGATGAGGTTACTTTTGGTCGTAATCGACGCAGTGAAGAGTTTGGTCAAGTAGTAGAAGACGAACTATCAGAATATGTGAAGTTTAGATTATGGCTAGCTAGACAAATGGCAATGGCCAAGTATAAGGAAAAGTGGGCTTGACCCGCTTTTTCTTTTGGTAAGATGAATCAAAAAATACGCAGATAATCGTTGACCTTGATAAATAAAAAGCGCATAATAAAACATGTGCATAAGGCATATAAACATTTTAGGCATAACACAAGGAGGCATTTAAAATGGCAACATTATCAGAAATCCGTGCGAAACTTCAAGAAGCACAATCAAAGTCCACAGGACAATCCACCGGCGGTGGAGACAATGCAATTTACCCACATTGGAACATGCAAGAAGGCAAAGAAGCTGTCGTACGTTTCTTACCTGATGGCAATCCCAACAACACATTCTTCTGGGTAGAACGTGCAATGATCAAATTGCCATTCGCTGGCATCAAGGGCGAAACAGACAGCAGATCAGTGCAGGTACAGGTTCCATGTGTGGAAATGTACAACGATGGCACAGCATGTCCGATCCTATCTGAAGTACGTGGTTGGTTCAAAGACAAATCACTTGAGGAAATGGGTCGTAAGTATTGGAAAAAGCGTTCATACATTTTTCAAGGCTTTGTGGTTGAAGATCCACTCAAGGAAGACAAACTTCCAGACAATCCTATCCGTAGATTTATCATCGGACCTCAGATTTACGCTATCATCCGTAGCGCATTGATGGATCCAGAATTGGATGAGTTGCCAACAGACTTCTTGAAAGGTCTAGACTTCCGTATTGCTAAGACATCAAAAGGTGGCTTTGCTGACTACTCTACTTCAAAGTGGAGCCGACGTGAGCGTTCGCTGACAGATGTTGAATCATCAGCAGTAACAGCAAATGGTCTGTTTGATCTCAGCGGATTCTTACCAAAGAAACCCACTGATGTAGAACTCAAGGTCATGAAAGAAATGTTTGAAGCTTCCGTAGATGGTGAAGCCTACGACATGGATCGTTGGGGTCAATATTTCAAACCAGCAGGTATGAGTCAAGCCACTGGTGATCCTAACAAGCCAGCTGCGAGAACAGCCGCTGCTCCAGTTGATGAACACATTGACGATACACCAGCACCAGCGGCAATCGCTGCTCCAGCTGCCGCAGCACCCGCAGGTGACAACAGTCGTGCGCAAGACATCCTTGCCATGATTCGCAATCGTCAGAAACAGTAAGACTAAACATAGAGTGTGGGGCAACTCACACTCTATTTCTCTACAGGACATAATATAATGGCAAGAACACAAAAAATTAATGAGAACTTCTCTCTGAGTTTTAACAGTAGAGAAGATCAAACAGGTGATACTGTTGCTGATATCGATATTAGATTTGACAATCCCAAGGATGATTCTGTTATAATTAACAGATTAAACACATGGCTGACAGCAATTGGTCGAGACGACATAGAAGTCATTCCAAGAATGCCTCAAGTATCAAAGGGAAAATAATATGGCAAAAGCATTTGATATTTCTAAATTTAGAAAGTCAATTACCAAATCTATCGACGGTTTAAGTATTGGCTTCAACGATCCAACTGATTGGGTTAGTACTAACAACTACGCATTAAACTATCTTATCAGCGGATACTTTGATCGAGGAATCCCACTAGGCAAGGTTACTGTGTTTGCGGGTGAAAGTGGTGCAGGTAAAAGTTTTATCTGTTCAGGTAATCTAGTTAAGAACGCACAAGCACAAGGCATCTATCCTATCCTAATCGATACAGAAAATGCACTCGATGAAAAATGGTTGCATGCTCTTGGAGTTGATACAAGTCCGGACAAGTTGTTGAAACTTAACATGGCCATGATCGACGATGTGGCAAAGACTATCACAGAGTTCATTGCAGAATATAAAACCATGGATGAAGCAGATCGTCCTAAGATCTTGTTTATCATAGATTCATTAGGCATGTTACTGACCCCTACTGATGTTAACCAGTTTCAAGCCGGGGATATGAAAGGTGACATGGGTCGTAAACCTAAAGCACTTACAGCACTGGTTCGCAACTGCGTTAACATGTTCGGAGCATACAATATTGGTATGGTATGTACCAATCATACATATGCAAGTCAAGACATGTTTGATCCAGATGACAAGATCAGCGGTGGGCAGGGCTTTATCTATGCATCAAGTATTGTTGTGGCCATGCGTAAGCTAAAGCTGAAGCTTGATGCGGATGGTAATAAGACCACAACTGTGCAAGGTATTCGTGCCGCTTGTAAGATCATGAAAACTCGTTATGCAAAACCTTTTGAAAGTGTGCAGGTTGAGATTCCTTATGAAACAGGTATGAGTCCATATAGTGGATTAGTCGACCTGTTCGAAGCCAAAGGCATGCTCAAGAAAGAGGGTAACAGCCTTGTATACACTACCAAAGACGGTGAAATTATCAAACAGTTCCGCAAGGCTTGGGAACGCAATGAGAAAGATGGTCTAGACATTGCCATGGAAGATATTTCTAAACACGGTGAAATCGCCACATCTGAGATAACTACTACAGTTGAACCAGACTTGGAGGAAGCTCAATGAAAGAAGATTTAATTGCTGACATATGGCATGTGGTAATTGGACATATTCCTGAAAAACAAAGACCGGATGTGGCCACCGATTTTGTAAACACATTACTGGACTACGGCATTAAAGAAAGTGTGTTAGACAGTCTGCAAGGAGTTGATCCTTTTCTCGACGAAGCTATTACATATGCCATCGACGGTGAAGAGATCGAAGAAGACGTTGATAGCTATGACGAAGAGGAATAAATGAATTGGTACGACAAGGTTAGCAAAGATATAAGCAACATTCCTGATGCCGCGGCCTATTATGAAGCTGAGTTAATCGAAGCAAAACAAGATGTCCGCATAGCGGGTAACATCGAGAAGGCAAGTTCGCAAATGCCCGGCATCGTGGAAGAACGCTTTAATCAACTTCAAGAAATTGAAGGTATCCTTGAGTACTTAAACATCGAACTTCGTAGACTTCGCAGTCAGCATTTCCGCAAGTATTTAGAAAATTATCAACGAGCGTTATCTTCAAGGGACTGTGAAAAGTTCGTTGAAGGTGAAGCTGACGTTGTAGATTTTGAAAAGATCATCAACGACTTTGCCCTGTTACGTAACAAATGGTTGGGTATTATCAAAGCACTTGACCAAAAACAATGGCATTTAAGCAATATCGTTAAACTACGAGTATCTGGATTAGAAGACGCCAGTCTTTAAATACTAGATAATATGCGCAGATAAATATCTGCATGAAAATCGTTTTAATCACTGGAGGATTTGATCCTCTACATTCCGGACACATTGCCTACTTCAAAGCTGCAAAAACTCTAGGTGACATGTTAATTGTTGGATTAAATTCTGACGATTGGCTTGTTCGTAAAAAAGGTGCAGCCTTTATGCCATGGAATGAACGACTCTGCATTATCAATAATTTATCAATGGTCGATGAAGTTTATACCTTTGACGACGATGACGGATCAGCAAAGCATTTTATTCAACAAGCAAGGGCACATTACCCCGATGCCGAATTGATATTCGCCAACGGCGGCGATAGGACCAAAGACAACATTCCAGAAATGGATGTTGTAGATTCTAATTTATCATTTGTGTTTGGCGTTGGTGGCGAAAATAAAATGAATTCTAGTTCGTGGATCCTACAAGAATGGAAAGCTCCTAAAACAGAAAGACCGTGGGGTTACTATCGTGTACTACATCAAGACGGAGCAGAAATGAAATTAAAAGAGCTTACTGTTAATCCTGGATGTAGTTTATCAATGCAACGCCATCGATATCGTTATGAACATTGGTTTGTCACTGAGGGAACTGCGACAATTAATACTCTAGATGCAGATGGCAACACCGTGATGAAAAACTTTGTGATGAAAAACATGCAGACATACATCGGAAGAGAGGAATGGCATCAATTAGTTAATAAAAGTGAGGCCTTGTTGAAAGTTATCGAAATTCAATTTGGTGAACACTGCGTCGAAGAGGACATTGAAAGAAAATGAAAGATTGGATTTTCTTAAGCAAAGACGGCACAGACGAATACATAGAAAAATTAGCAAGATCCTGCGGCGGAAAAATAACATCAACAGATGATTTTGTTTATGAAGATTCGAATCAACCTATTGTATTACGCGGTATATTGAAACACAAAATAATGAAACGCTGCTGGAAAGAAGGCAGAGATTTTTATTACATGGACACTGGTTATTTTGGCAACGAAGTTAATTCAAAAAATCCCAACGGATGGAAATATTGGCATCGAATTGTAAAAAATAATTTGCAACACAGTGAAATTATATCTAGACCAGATGACCGATGGAAACAATTTAATAAAACTTTCGAACCTTGGAAAAAATCAGGAAGAAAAATTTTAATAGCTAAACCTGATGAAAAGCCCTGCAAGTTCTATGGGATAGATCTGGAACAATGGACCAACGAGACTATTCAAACAATTAAAAAATACACAGATAGACCCGTAGAAATACGCGAACGTGCTCCTAAGCGTGTTGATCGTATAGTCAGTAATACATTAAAACAGGCGCTTGACGATGATGTATTTGCATTAGTAACTTTTAATTCTAATGCCGCTACAGAAGCTATTATGTATGGATATCCAACATTTACACTAGCCCCCTGTAATGCTGCCAGTCCAGTAGCATCTAACGACCTAAGTCAAATTGAAAAACCCTATTATCCGGATCAAGATAAATTACATAGTTGGGCCTGTCACTTGGCCTACGGTCAATTTCACAATGACGAATTACAGACTGGTGCTGCATTAACAATGATACAAGGAAATTTATGAAAGTGTTTGTTGGGTATGATCCTCGAGAAGATATCGCTTATCGAGTGTGTGAATATAGTATCAAGGCTAGAAATGCTGGAGTTGACGTCATTCCTCTCAAGCAATCCGAATTAAGAGAACAGGGAATATACACCAGAGAACCGGATGCATTAAGTTCAACAGAATTTACGTTTACTAGATTTCTTGTCCCTCATCTAGCAGGCTTTAGTGATTGGGCAATTTTTGTCGACTGTGACTTTCTATTCCAATGCGATATTACAGAAATATTCAAGCAGGCCGACGATCGATATGCTGTTATGTGTGTAAAGCATGATTATACCCCGCAAGAGGGCGATAAAATGGACGGTTGTAAACAAATGCCGTACCCAAGAAAAAACTGGAGTTCTATGATTTTATGGAATTGCGGGCACCCGGCCAACGCCACGCTTGTTCCCGAGCTAATCAATGATGAAAATAACTCAGGTCAATTTTTTCATAGATTTCAATGGTTAGATGACCAGCTGATCGGAGAACTGTCTCACGAGTACAATTGGTTAGTGAACTGGTATCACGAACCCAAAGACGGGCAACCTAAAGCTATACATTATACGGAAGGTGGTCCTTGGTTCGATAATTATAAATTCTGCGAATACGGGTATCAGTGGGCTGTGGAAAGAAATCAATACGAAAAATCACTAATTTCTCCTCCTGTCGTTCATAAATTTAGTACATTGCCGAACGAGATGAATAATATTATCGATAAGATGTTGGAATATCGAATGGATTCAAACAACGAATATTACACTGTCACTCGTAAAGAATTAATAGACGAGATCGATAAAAACTTATCTCCAAAAAGAGTATTTGCTGTAGACAGTGAATTTAGATATGCTAGAAAAGGAAATATATACGATCCTATGTTAGAACATTTTATGATTGGTGCGGGCGGCCAAATAACCACCTGGGACATGATTGAAAACAACATGACTCCCGTGGTAATTCGAGGAATTGCCAAAAGAAAACAGATATATACTTGTTGGGAAACTGGTAGAGATTTTTACTATATCGATACTGGGTATTTTGGCAACGGAAAAAGAAAACTTTATCACAGAATAACAAAGAATCATTTACAAAACATTTATCCAATAATTACTCGTCCACGAGATCGATTGTCTGATACTGGATGGAGACCTAGCAAATTTAGAAAAGGCCGTAACATCCTAGTATGTCCGCCAAGTGCCAAGGTAATGAAATTTTTCGATTTAGACTTGGATCAATGGATGGAAGAAACCATGGCCACATTAAAAAACCATACTGATAGAAACATTATTATTCGTTTAAAACAAAGTCGATCTACTAGAATGCATGACGATACGTTGGCAATGGCGTTATCCCAAGATGTGCATTGTTTGGTTACATTTAATAGTATTGCAGCCACTGAAGCATTGTTACTGGGGAAGCCTGCTATTACACTTGGCCCGAATGCTGCACACTTACTATGTTCCAACAGTTTAACTGAAATTGAAAATCTCAAAGTTCCAACTCTCGATGAAGTGGAAGAGTGGGCAGCCCATCTTGCATATTCACAATTTACCGAAGAAGAAATGCGTAATGGCTACGCCTGGTCAATATTAAATGAAAATAGCAATATATCTAGCAGCGGTTCCGCAGAATAAAAACGCAATCAAGTTAGCTGTTTTAAAACGCTTTGGCGAAGGTGCCAAGCGTTGCGGCGACACTGTTGAAATCGTTGAAAATGTTAACATCGTTAACAGCGATGTAGCGGTCATACAGGGATTTGTTCATCAGGATATTTCTAGACCTCACTTATTGCTAAGACGTGGTATTTTAGATTCTAACCCTAACACCGTGGTCATCGACAGCAATCTTTTTCAATTTTCAAATCCAGATCTTCAAAATTACTATCTTCGATACAGTCTCAACGGCATATTTCCAACCACTGGATTTTACTTTGATAACAAACTTGATACATCAAGGTGGGCAGCAATCAGCAAGAAATTAAACATTCATATGTTAGACTGGCGGACTGCTGGCGAGCATATTTTAATTTGTTTGCAACGTGTAGACGGATGGAGTATGTGTGGAACTAATGTGCAGAATTGGTTAGATCAAAATGTGGCAAAGATTAGACAACATACTAATAGACCAATAGTAGTAAGAAAACATCCAGGGGATCGAAGGCAAGATCATTTGATATTTTCGAGAAAGTATCATATAAGTACTAACCCAAGTATATTACAAGATTTAAAAAATTGCTGGGCCACTATTACGTATAACAGCAGTCCGGGTATTGCCAGTTTAATTAATGGAGTTCCGGTGTTTGTTACAGACCCTGTCCCACAACAGAGTCAAACATGGCCAATATGTAATACTGATCTTAGTTTAATTGAAAATCCATCTATGCCTGATCGCACAGAATGGATAAATCGAATAAGTCAAAGTCATTGGAATGACGACGAAATTGTTTCTGGCGAAGCTTGGAAATTTATGCGCGAGCGCCTATGTATTTTAAGACCCAATCTTTCTTAACTTGATCAACAACTTGATATCCCCAAGATTCTAATATTTTTATAGATGGCTTATCGGCTATTGCATCTTTATATTCGTGCTTCTGTTGTTCTACCACAATCACTGGTTTATTAAGTTCTATAGTTTTCATAGCACCTGCAAGAATTTCTTCTTCAAACCCTTCGACATCAATCTTAATCATATCTACATTTGTAAAATTAAAAGAATCTAATGTTTTAAGTGGAATAGTACCTTTGCCAATAGATGCAGGGTCTATATGACTATGGCCGGTGTTTCCTTGAACAATATTCATTTCGATCATTGTTTCAGTTCTACCTAGTGCAACTGGGTGAATAATATAATTTAAAGAAGGAACATTTTTTTGAAAACATTCTCTAAATTCAGCTACAGGCTCAAACGCAATTACCTGGTCAAAAGATTTAACAAGGTCGCAAGCCCATAATCCAACATTAGCACCGATGTCAATACATATTCTATGTTGATCGCAAGCAGCAACAGCAGCATCTCTAGCCCGCCACTGGTATCTTATTACTCCGTCATTTTTAAGACTCTTTTCAAGCATTCTTGGAAAATGTGTATCATAATCTGGAAACCAAAAACCGTGCGACTGTTTCATATCTGTCCTTATATTAATTTAATTTCTGCGGTACAACGTTTTTTTCCGCCGTCGACAATGACGTCAACTATTTCAAAACCATCAACCCCAACGGGTGCTCTAGATTTGCCTTTTCTTCTAATATCTAAAATAATTCGTGTGTCTTTATGAGAATGCTTTAACATTAAGTCTCTATAAACACTAACAGGATAGTGATGACCACAGGATAACCAAGAAGTTATAACATCAAATTTGACATCTTCTGGAATATTAATATTGTTGGCATCAACTAAATGATAGTTTGTAGTTCCTAATCTTTTTAACTCTTGATCAAGAAAATCTAGAGAGTGATAAAATAATAATTCGTCGCTATCTCTATTCCAGTTTCCATAAGATGCAGTTTCTGCCTTACCGGCATTAGATGAATTATCGCCGTCTAATAACCAAAGTTCAGTATTATATTTTTCTGCAAAGAATCTAGACTGCCATGCAAATCCACATCCGATATCTAGAATACGTTCTATAGGTTTATTAAGATAAGCATCTAAGGCTTCAAAATCTCGTTGACGTTTAGCAATATATTCCGGGGTAGTCCATTTTCTCGACCATGCTAGGCTATCTTCAGCAGCTATTCGATTCTCATTCATTGCCAATATCCTTCTTGTCGTTTAACTTTTAAATCTGCAGAAAGACTTTTGCCGTAGTCTTTACGTTTACCTTTAAGGTGGTCTAAATAAGCACCCCATTCGCTGTTAATCAGTGGATGACCTTCACCGGTAATAAGGTGTCCGCTCCAATCTAGTTCATTTAACTGACATCTTTTTCTAACTTCATCGAAGACAAAACTATCGTGCCATTCTGCCATAGTGAAAATACCATTCTCTGCATCGTCGTATACTTTTTGAAACTTATTTAAAAAGTCTTGCATCCGAGGACTACGAAGATTCATGGCATATAGTCCACATTCACTGAACTTTCCTCGACGCCCTAAGAAACACAGATCCTTTTCTAATGGACACAGTCTTAGAATAGTTTCTTTTGTGATAGGACTGTGACAAATCATATCCGCATCCATCCATAATAGGATATCTGCATCTGTTGTTCTAGCACAATCAAAGATAGCATAAACTTTGTGAGCAAATCTCACAGCATCCCATTTAAATCCCTTGCCTGAATCACGTCTTTTAGATCTTATAGGATCTGCACTAACATCACCGTTGGCTTTTGGTACTCCTCTCCATTTTTCTTTAAATGTTTTGAGTTCTGGTACTTCTTCTAGTCTTTTTAATGTAACGTGATTGTGATTTCTAATCGCAGGATTACATTCTTCAGGATAGACATGAAGTGTTACTTCTTCTGGCCAGTTTTCGCAGAAGCTGTCAATCATCTTCTGACCGTATTTTTTTAAACCTTCGGGATGGAAGGTAGTAACCACTGCTATCTTCATCTATAATGCTCCCATACGTGAAAAATGCCTTGCAGGCTGGTACAAGCCCAACCGGAATCGTATAATGATTTGGCTGTAATATTATCTATACGAACACCGCCTTCAACGAAAATTTTTGAATTATGTTTTTTCCATAATGCTTCTACTTTATCGAGATTACACAGCTCGGTGTGATCAATGAAAATTGACGCAATGTCATGTATATGATCTAATTTAACAAAAGTTTCTTTGTAAACAAGATTTTTAGCTCTAACAAGCGGCTGGTCTGCACTGACCACAAATACTGTGTCATATATTTCAACTACTTGATTTAAAATTCCAAAAGCTGATCCTAACACTAGGGCATGGACATTGTTTCTTGAAAGTTTATGTATTCTTTTTTGAAATTTGGTCATCGTTTATAAATATACAGCAACATTAACTACGTAGATTATTTATTAAAATTATGCGCTTCAGATTATATCGAGAATATGGTGCCTTGAACAGTCCTCCAGTGTTTGATGCAATAGAACATGGGCTGAGACAGCAAGGACATGACATTGTTGCTGACAACGAAGACGTTTCAGTGATATGGTCGGTGTTATGGTCTGGCAGAATGCGGCAAAATAAACTGATTTATGATAAATGCCAGCAGCAAGGCAAACCCATTCTGATAATAGAAGTGGGAAATCTGAAAAGAGGCGAAACTTGGCGGATCAGCCTTGACCATATCAACAATCTTGGTAAATTTGGCAACACTAACAACCTCGATCCAACTAGGCCTGAAAAATTAGGTGTTAAATTACAGCCGATTGCTACGACCCGGCGAGGCGAAATACTTATTGCCTGCCAACATCAAGAAAGTCTTCAATGGCAAGGCATGCCGGCCATGAAAGATTGGGTAGCAGACACTATTGAAAAAATAAAACAGCATGCCCATAGAAGAATTCGAGTGAGGTATCATCCTCGGTCAGCGTTTCCATTCAAACAGTCTGGGGTAGAGGTCGAAAGACCCATGCTCATACCCGATACCTATGACAGTTTTGATATTTTTTACAATTACCACTGCGTGATCAACCACAACAGCGGCCCGGCTGTTCAAGCAGCTATAAATGGCGTCCCGGTGTTATGTGATCAATCCAGCCTAGCTGCAGATCTCAGTATCAAATGGTCAGAACTAGATGAGCCCTATGTACCAGACAGAGCTGAATGGTTTTTAAAACTATGCCACACCGAGTGGACTGTTGATGAAATACGCCAAGGCACCCCAATTTCTAGATTATTCAGTTGACAACCAGAAATCAAGGCTGTATACTTGAATAATGCTACCATCAGAATTTGCCGAAGACATATTTGTTAAATTTTATAATCTTGTTGCTCAACAAAAAATATCCATACAAGGTCAAGATTTTTCACCCATCTCAAGTTTTCATGAAAAAATCATCAACAGCGGTGAGCTGACCAAAAATCAGGCAAATTTCCTAGTTAAACTGTTGGAAAAATACAAGACCATCTCGTCCATGGCTGGCCTTGACTATGGTTCTAAACTCGCTGACCTTAAATGGCACAGGCCGTTTAGAGTTTTAGATCTCAGCAAAAGAATATATGTAGAGTTGCGTGAAAACAAACTGGAAATTTGTCTAAAATTTCCCTATCAGCTGAAAAAAGAGTTTGAAGATGAGATAGCAAGTCGAGATGTATTGCATACACATGGATTTTGGGATTCAGAAGACAAAGTGAGACGCTTGGATT